AGGGCACTCAATCTCGCGACCTGCGACCAGATCAGCAGCATCCGCGACAATCCGGAAGGTGCGCCAGCCCTTGGCCCATGCCTCCTCGGCCGCCTGTTTGCTCTCGACAGATGACATGTATCGTTCTGGCTCAAACCGAGCGCCTGGGCGGCCGGCTTGGTGGCTGTATGCAGTGTGGCCAGCCGCGTCACGGATCAGCGCTGATGTGATCCACGCAGGCAAAGCGGCGCCGTCACCATATGCGCCCACTCGGACCATGCGGTTGGCGCCAACCGCCGCAATCGCGTCTACAGTGCGCGCCATGGGATATGAGCCGCGTTTGAATGCGTTATAAACACTAAGCGGAGCTTGCGCTAGCACTACGTAACACGCGCGCTGAGAGGCTTGTCCGTGGTCCAAACCTGTCGGATTGCCGCGATGTGGACATGTGCCACATACCGACTCATCCGCTCCAGTCCGCGATGCTGTGACAGGGTCCATGTCACTGCGCATGATCCAGAGCTGCGCCATCGCGCCAGTCTTAACATTTTTGCTGGATGTTGTGACGATTGCGACGACGGGCTTGCCGTCTAGCATGCTCGGGCCGTTATATACGATTGTCATTTGTGTGCTCCTCTGATGTTGGTCAGAAGCCAGTAGGCAATTTAACAGCGCATCCAGCCGGGATAGTCACCGACGGAGCCAACTGCGTCACATGTCCTGTCGTGGCTATGTCCTTCACCCAGGCTACAAGGTCCGGCAAATGCCGATTGGACATAAACTCAACTCCATCCAGCAGCGCGGTGTAGACAACCCCCACGCGATGCCGAGCCCGACGCGAAGAAAAAGTGATCATCGTTAATGTCCTCTGTTGCGTTGTTCGTGGGGTCATAGGACCATAGATAAATAACACTGTCAACTTTTTATTTTCCGCGGTCTAGATCGCCACCCATCGCGTTCCTCAATTCGCATGATTCGCAGATTATACCTAGCATTTTTCGTTGCGGTCGCGTCTCTATCGTCGGCATATTTGTCTAGTTCCGCGGCGAGATGCATCGCCGTGGAGGCCCGCGATTTGAGCAGGGCTGCCATGCGTCGAGCCGCGGGGGCAGTTACCCCGGCATATGTGCCAGCTCGGCACCACCTCGACACAGTATCACGCGACAAACTCAAAGCATCCGCTGCACAAGCTCGCCAGCCGGGATACTCTCTGTAACGCCAGGGCCACAGCTCGCCCATACAGGCGCCCCAGAGCTCGGCGCCTGGCGCAGATGGGTCTACACGTCTAGGCGCAGGCCTGACTGTAACAGCGCGCTGCCGCTTGGCGCGACCCTGCGACCCCTGCGTTCCGAGCGATCCAGGCGCCCCATTCGCGTCCTTAATTTCACCCATAATTATAGCCTCCCCCCGCGTCCATCGTGCTCATCGTCGGCGACCGCGTCCATCGTGCTCATCGTGCCCATCGTGCCCATCGCGCCCATCGTGCCCATCGCGCCCATCGTCGGCGACCGCCTCCTGGCAATCGTATGCGATACCTACCATGAGCATAGCATATCATGGGCCTGGCCTATCATATACGGCGCTCATTATAACGCGTCCGGTTCGGATCGACCGCCGATCATTCCGGGTCCGCTCGATGCCGATCCGGAACGATACGGAAACGCATCGGGACGCGGAGTCCATGATTCTTGGGACACACACCCCCGCGCCCCCCATAAAAATAAACGATTCTCACTGTTACGCTTGACCCCGGACGTTTTCTCTGTGATTATGGACCACCAGCAAAGGCTCCTCACCAATGCCCCCCACCATGACCAAAGTCTTCAGCAGCCACATAAATTCAGTGGGTTACGACGCAGACGCCAAGGCGCTGCATGTGACCTATAATTCCGGCAAAACCGCTATTTATGGCGGTGTTCCGCCCGATGTGGCTGAACGCGTGACGAACGCTCCGTCGATCGGCCAAGCCCTGCACAAGCACATCCGCGGTAAATTCGACCACGAGTACGGCGGATGATCCTACGTCGCCGGGGGTTCCTCACGGGCCTGACAGCGGCATTCGCAGCCCCCGCTGTGATCAAAACCGCGGGCCTCCTGATGCCCGTAAAAACCCCGCTAATTATGCGGGCCCCGCCGGAATTATACGCGATGTTGACGCAGACTACGCGTGAGGCGGTCATACCCAGGATCTACTTGGACATGTACCGCCAAGACATGGCGTTCCAACGTCTGCTATCGGAGTTCAGGGTATGAACCCCCGGGCCCGCGCCGACCTTGAGGCTTACGACGCGACGTTCCTGTTGCTACATGTGGAAGCCGGCTACCCCGAACACCTGATCGTGACGGCCATATCGAACGCGAGGGATCGATGATCTATTCAGAGGAAGACCTAAGGCGTTTCATCAGGAGGGCGACGAATGAGCTGGGCGGTAACCGCCCGGATTGGATTTGCGTCCCCAAAGAAACCCTGGAACTGGAGCCGGACGTGTTCTCCCTGCCGTTGAGGGAAGGCCCGCTTGGCGTTGGGTTCCTGATCGAGCCGAAATTATACACTGTCGCCCAACTCAACGGCTGGGACACGACCCCCAGACCCGCGCCGAAGAAAAACATCACGTACCGGTTCGCGGAAACCGGGGGCCTGGTGTACACAGTGGAGAAGACCCAATGACCCCCAACGAAGCCGCTGAACTGTTCCGGGCTATGGCCGACCGGCTGGAGCGGAACGCGTCGACTGAGTTCGGTGGCGCCTTCCTGATCGTCCCGCCGGAAGACGGCAACCCGCTGGACGGCGCTTTTGTGACCACCACGCCCAACGCCGCGGTGTTCTGGTCGTCCGTCCAAGGCCAGACCGAGGTCGCCGTGCAGCGCTTGACCGCCCCGCAGCCAGGCCGAGGCTATGGACGGTAGCCTGCCCGCTCCGGCGGTTCACACCGCGGACTATATGGCCGAGACAGGCGAGGTGTGGTCTTACGACAAGGCCGCCGCCTACAAGGATGTGTTCCTTGAGTTCCTTAATTACTGCGTAATCCCCTCGAAAGAGCGCGGTGTAATCACGCTGGGTGGGCAATTATACCCCGCCCAGGAGCGCGGCCTGGACTTAATTTTCGAGGGATTACAGCGCGGGATCCATGATTTTAAGTGGGGGAAAGGCCGTCAGCAGGGCATCTCCACGATCTGTCGGCCCTTCTCGGCCATGTGGATCGCGATGCACAAAGGGTCACGTGGGGCCTTCCTTCTGGACACCGCCCAACACATGTCAGAGGCCCGGACCGAGGTCGAGTTCATCCTCAGTAACTTGCCGGCGAAACTGAAATTCCCGGCCTTCAAGACCAACCGTTACGGCGGTCGGTTTGCCAACGGCAGCACTGTGACCTTCCTGTCGGCGGGCGTGAAACAGACCGCCGGCGGCGGCGCCCTTGGCCGTGGCCAGGGCCTCACGATGGTCCACGCATCCGAGGTCGGCACCTACAACAACCCCGAAGGCCTGTCGTCGTTCCGTAAGTCCCTGGCGCTTGAGAACCCCGACCGGCTGTTCCTGTGGGAATCGACCGGCCGCAACGTGGGGTCCGACTGGCACCAGATGTGGAAGAAGGCGGTATCCAACGACCTCGAAGAGGCGACGATCTTCACCGGTTGGTATCTGGTGCCGACGCATCGGATCCGGGCGAACACGTTGCAGTTCGAGAAGTTTGGGTCCCCGGCAATCACCCGGGAGGAAGCCAAGCGGATCGCCGAGGTCAAGGGGCGGTACGGCTGGGAGATCACCCGCGAACAGCTGGCGTGGTACCGCAAGGAGACGAACCCGTTCGCGTTTGGCGAAGACGACGAAGGGGAAGACGACGCCGAAATGGCGTTCGACGAGTACCAGGGCCGTGAGCACCCGTGGGTCGAAGAGGAGATGTTCACCACCGACGGTAGCAACTTCTTCTCGTCCGATCGCCTTACCGAGATCAACAAGAACATCGCCAGCGACGAGTTCAAGTCGTGGAAGTACTACACCGGCACCGAGTTCATCCACATGGGGATCGAGCCGGCCAGGACGCGCCGCGAGATCCAGTTGAAGGTGTGGGAAGAACCCAAGCCCGACGGCGTGTACGTCATCGCCGCCGACCCGGCATACGGCGCGAACGAGAACAACGACCGCAGCTGCGCCCAGGTCATGCGGTGCTTCGCCGATAAGATCGAGCAGGTCGCCGAGTTTGCCAGCCCGAACGTGCAGCCCCACCAGTTCGCCTGGGTCCTGGCAAGCCTGATGGGGTGGTACCGCAACACCCGCCTGATGCTCGAGATCAACGGCCCCGGCTCCGCGGTCTTGCACGAGTACCAGATGCTCAAGCGCATCGTGACGAACGGATATTTGCAGAAAGAGGCGGAAGAGCAGGGCCTGAAGAACTTCTTCCAGAACTGCAAGAGCTACCTTTACTCGCGGCCGGACGCGCTGATCCCTGGCCAGGGGTCGATCCACTGGAAGACGACGTCGGTCAACAAGGTGCCGATGATGGAGCGCCTGCGTGACTTCCTGACCAACGGGGGCCTGATCATCCGGTCGCGCGACATGATCGAGGAGATGCGGTCGGTCACGCGCGACGGCGACAGCATCAAGGCCGAGGGTAACGACCACGACGACCGTGTGCTGGCTGTGGCCATGGCCATCGTCTGCTGGGAGCAGCACGAGCGCAAGGGCCTGATCAGTTCAAACCGGACGTATAAGTTCGAACGGTCCAAGGCGGCCCTGTCGCCGGGAGATCAATACCAACTGCTGTCGAAGCACAAGCTGAACCAGTACTTCAAGGGCAAGGTAGCCGACCGCCGTGCGGCCGCCCTCGATGCAGCCCGCATGGCGTGGAGAGGCCGTTAACACATGCCCGTAATCCGCACATATCAATGCCCTGATTGCCAGGGCACGTTCGAGCATCTGCACGACCGCTACGACGATCCGCCGCCCCCGGTGTGCGACCTGTGCGGCGGCGACATGCGCGACACCCAGCCTGAGTTGGCCGCACCGCACCTAGCCAAGTCGATCGGCAAGGTGGCGGACAACGTCTACCGGGGCATGGAGCAGGCCGCGCAGAACCGCGCTGAGATGGCCGCCGAGGCCCTGGGCGAGAACGTGTCCGAGATGGGCGCGATGAAGATCACGAACATGCGAGACGACGCCCGGGCCGGCGAGACCAGCAGCGTGGTCGTCAACAACGAGGTCACGCGGGTGATGGCGCAGACGCGTGGCACGACGGGCCTAGTGGACTCGAGAGCCGGGGCGGACTTCGCGAAGGCGACCCGTAACGGTCCGTTCGCCGGCGGCGGCGTCCAGGCGCTTCAGGGCGTCGTGAAAAACCACAACATGACGGCGGCCCAGGTGGCGCGGAATGGGAACATGGGGCAGCACTTCCCCAAGCCGTGACCAAACCCATTGAAAAAGAACCCCCGGTCGGGGTATTACCAACCGGGGGTCAAGGGTATTAGACAGAGGAAACGCCCTGACTTAACCCGCTGCGTGTCAAAGGTCAAGCAACGTGATCTTGCCGAAATCGAAGGCTGACCTCCTGCGCAAGGTCATTATGGTCAAAGACGCTTGCCGGGCGTCCGCCTCGTCACGCGCCGCGCTTTCCCGTGCCCAGAGCCTGTTGATCGACACCGGACGGCCCAACGGGTCGCGGTCGATCATGAACACGCTCAACGCGCACATCGACCGCTCGGCGTCTCACCTTTTCAGCCCGGTGGATCTGCGCTTCGTGCTGGACTTCGAAAGCCACTACGACCGGTCTGTCCTGGCGCAGGGCGAGATCACGGCCCGGGTCCTAACGCGGGAATGGGAACGCAAGGACATCGACGTGATGTTCGCCGAGGGCGTGGACATCTCGCTGCGCTACGGTGCGGCGATCCTGAAACAGATGTGGGGCAACGCCGGGCTCGAAGCCAAGCTGGTCATGCCCTGGCAGTTCGGCGTGTACCGCGAAGACATGAACAACCTCGACGACCAAGAGGCGGTGTGCGAAAGCGGCCTGATGACCCTCGAAGAAGTCTGGCGGCGCATCAGCCACCTGCCCGACGCCGAGAGTATGTACCGACGCATCAAGTCCCATTCGAACCGGGAGAGCGCCGACACCGTCGACAACAGCTTCTTCCACAACGTGCTGTCGACCTCGATCCTGAACACCGACCTTGAAACGCAGCGCCAGCAGCCCGGCGGCGTGGTCCAGTTGTCCGGCGACGTGCCCAACGGCGTCGTGCCGCCGGAACTCATGATCGACCTCGTGCAGTTCCACGAGCTGTACATCAAGGACGACGACCGCCAGGATTACACCACGGTCCTGCTGATCGAGCCGGACATCATCGTCAGCCCGTACTTCAAGCGGGAGAATTTCTTCGCCCCCGAAACTCAGCCGTTCTCGCTCATCCAGGCGAACCGTGTGCCTGGACTGGTTTGGGGCAAGTCGGAGATCATCGACTTGGCGGAGCCTCAGGCCTTGCTGTCGACCCTCTACGACGACGCGAAGCGCATGATGGGCCTTCAGGTGGACAAGCTGCTGGCGTTCAGCGGCGGCGAAGGCATCAACGACGAGAAATACGCCGAGTTCCGAACCGCCGGGTTTGTGGACTTGGGCGCCGGCGGCAGCGTGACCGACCTCACGCCGCAGATGCCTGGACAGATGTTCCAGTTCATCGAGCTTATCCACAAGTCGATGGAAGAGGTCGCCGGGTTCAACAACATCATGTCCGGCCAGGGCGAAGCCGGCGTTCGCGCGGGTGTGCATGCCGAGACGCTCACGCGGATGGCATCGCCCCGCATGCGGGACCGCGCGCTGCTTCTCGAACGGCAGTGTGCCGCCGCCGCGGACAAGACCCTGAGCCTGCTCCAGCAGAAGGACGGCAAGATGTACTCGACCGACCCGACCACGGGTCCCGTGTCGCAGTTCTTGCTGTACGACCTGCCGGAAGACCGCCGTGTGACCGTTGACAGCCACTCCACCAGCCCGATCTTCGCCGAAGACCACAAGGACCTGATCGGGTTCGGCCTCAAGGCTGGGTTCCTGGGCGGCGACAGCGCGATCGAATTGCTGCCGTTCCCGCAGAAAGACCTGCTGAAACAGCGCTACAAGCAGATGCAGGACGCCAAGCAAAAACTCATATCCGAACATCCCGAAATCTTGACCAAAGGGCACGGAAAGAAGTAAGACCGCGGGGAAGAACGCGTAGCTCAGTGGTAGAGCGGCTGACTCTTAATCAGCGGGCCGTAGGTTCAAATCCTACCGTGTTCACCAAAGGAATGGCGCGGGGTAGAGCAGCCCGGTAGCTCATCTGGCTCATAACCAGAAGGCCGCAGG